ATTGAGATTGATCCAAGATCAAAAACAACTGCTGACAAAGCTTACAACTATATTGGTACTGGTGGACCTGAAGAAGAAGTTCAAGGTCAAGGTGCAGTACTAGCAGAGAAGAAAAGAAAATCTAAAGCTTACTAATATGTGGTTATCGGCAATTAAATTAGCCGCACAAGCAGGCACTCACATTTTTAAAAAGCGTCAAGAGACAAAAATGCTCATGGCGGATGCACAAATGATGCATGCAAGAAAGATGGCCCAGGGTGAGGAAGCTTACCAAGGCAAATTATTAGAAGCAAGACAATCGGACTGGAAAGACGAGGCGGTTTTGATAATTTTAAGTTTGCCCGTGTTGGTTCTTGCGTGGGCAGTCATATCAGATGACCCGACAGCGATGGACAAAGTAAAATTGTTTTTTGATATGTTCTCACAGCTCCCGTCATGGTTCACTAATTTATGGATTCTTGTCGTGGCAAGCATTTATGGTATAAAGGGTACACAAATATTTAGAAACGGAGGAAAAAAATAATGTACAGAAAAAGATATTTATCAGGTGGTCAAGCTAAACTTGATGTTGATGGCGACGGTAAAATTACAGGTAAGGATTTTAAAATGTTAAAATCAAAAAAGAAAACTACTAAAAAACAAAAACCATCTATGATGGCAATGGCTATGAAGGGTAAAAGATAATGGCAAACAGAAGATACAATACACAAGTAGCTAATGATAGAGCATGCATGTCTAAAGGAGGATCAACTTCTAAATATCATACTACTAAAGAAGGTAAAAAAGCTAAAAAAGGTTTATGGTATAATATTGCCATGAAAAAAAAACGTGGCGAGAAGATGAGAAAAAAAGGTGAGAAGGGTGCACCTACAGAAGCTGCAATTAAAAAATCACAAGCGTAATGTTTAGAAGACAATTTGCATCAGGAAGTAAATCACCAGCATGGCAAAGAAAAGAAGGTAAGTCCGAGTCCGGAGGCCTGAACCAAAAAGGCGTTGCATCTTACAGAGCAGCTAATCCTGGATCAAAATTAAAAACTGCAGTAACCACTAAACCATCAAAATTAAAAAAAGGAAGTAAAGCTGCGAAGAGGCGAAAGAGTTTTTGCGCGAGAATGAAGGGGATGAAAAAGAGATTGACTTCAGCTAAAACTGCAAGGGATCCGGATTCAAGAATTAATAAATCACTTAGAAAGTGGAATTGCTAATGTTTGATAGATTTATGTACAAGATTTTAGGTTCTCTTGACTTTTTATTTGATGTTATTATACCTAGTATATATGAGAGACTCAAAAAAATTAGAATCTTTTCTTCAAGAAAAAGAAAAACAAAGTAAGCAACAAAGCTTATTTAAAGATCTTCGTAAAGAAGTAGAGACAGGTGCAAACGGCACACAGAAATATGTAATCAAGAAAGGCAATAACAAAGGTAAAATAGCAAATGTTAAATGAAGAATTAACTATAATAAATAAAATACAAAAACATCTTAAAGAATCCTATCAATCTATCGGTGACAGTATGATCGCTGGAGGTATTGACAATATGGAAAAATACAAGTATATGATGGGACAGGCACATGCCTATTTAAGAATATCACAGGAAATATCATCCCTGCTAAACCCTAAGAAGGAGAAAAAAAATGATACTGAAAGACCAGACAACGTCGTCGACTTCGGACCAGCCGAAAACTAAATCGGCTTTATTAGATAAATACGAAAAACAAAACCAAGATGCTCATCAAAAAGAAGTTGATGGTTACGAACGTTTAAAGAAAAAAGAATCAAATAAATTACCTCAACCAACCGGTTGGAGATTAGTTGTTCTGCCATTTAAAATGCCAGAAAAAACTAAAGGTGGATTATACCTTGGACAAGATACTTTAGAGAGACAACAAGTAGGTTCTACTTGTGGATTAGTTCTTGCTATGGGACCACATTGTTATGATAAAGAAAAATTTCCTGAAGGAGCCTGGTGTAAAAAAGGTGATTGGGTAATTTTTGCAAGATATGCTGGATCAAGAATTCAGATAGATGGGGGAGAAGTAAGATTGCTAAATGATGATGAAGTTTTAGCAACCATCGATAAACCCGAAGATATACTTCATCAATATTAACCACATAGGAGGAAACTATGCAACAAGAAGAAAATAAAACAGTAGATATAGACACAACTGGTCCAGCAATGGATGTTGATATCGCTGAAGAAAAAGATCAAACAGAAATTGAACAGCCAGAAGTAAAAGAAGAACTGACTGTAAGACCTGTTGTAGAAGAAACTACTGAAACAAATACTGAAACTGAAAAAGTTGAAGCTAAAGAAGCAGAAGCACCAAAAGAAGAAGATGAATTAAAACAATATTCTGAAGGTGTTCAAAAAAGAATAGCAAAGCTTACTAAAAAATGGAGAGAAGCTGAGAGACAAAAAGAAGAGGCTTTAACTTATGCTGAAAGAGTTATGTTGGACAAGAAAAAAGCTGACGAAAAACTTTCAAAGTTAGAACCTGGATTTTTAAAGTCTACAGAAGAATCTATTGTATCTGGACTAGAATCTGCAAAAGCAAGATTAGCTGCTGCTAGAGAAGCAGGAGATATTAATGCTGAAGTAGAAGCTCAGACTATGATTTCTGAACTAGGTTATAAACAAGCTAGATTTTTAGAAGCTAAAGCAAATCAAGAACAGGAAAGTAAAGTTAAAGAAACTGAGGTTCAACAACCTCAAGTTAATTTAAATAGGCAAGAAATAGCACAAGGAACACCTGATCCTAAAGCTTCATTATGGGCAGAGAAAAACACATGGTTTGGTAGAGATAGCGCTATGACTTATACTGCTTTTGATTTACATAAGAAATTAACAGAAGAGGAAGGTTTTGATCCTCAATCTGATGAGTATTATTCTGAAATTGATAAAAGAATAAGACTTGAATTTCCCCACAAATTTGTTAATAATGAACAAAAGGTGGAAACGGCCAAACCTGTACAGACAGTTGCATCTGCAAAAAGAAGTACTAAATCTGGTCGCAAAACTGTGAGACTCACTTCATCACAGGTAGCAATAGCTAAAAAATTAGGAGTGCCGCTAGAAGAATATGCGAAACAATTAAATATCACGAAGGAGGTATAAGCATATGGAAAATAATAACGATAAAAGAACCTCGCGTGCGAGTCAAACTAGAGAAAAAACAGCTCAAAAAAAAGTTTGGTCTCCACCATCAAGTTTAGATGCACCCCCTGCACCGGCAGGTTTTACGCACAGATGGATTAGAGCAGAAACCTTAGGATTTCATGACACTAAGAATGTCGCTGGAAGAATAAGATCAGGATACGAATTAGTTAGATCTGATGAATATCCAGATGCAGACTATCCACAAGTAGAAGACGGTAAATATAAGGGAGTGATCGGAGTTGGTGGCCTTGTGCTGGCAAGGGTACCTGAAGAAATCGCACAACAACGTACTGACTATTATACAAAACAAGCTCAGGACAATGTTGAAGCAGTTGACAACGATTTAATGAAGGAACAGCATCCAAGTATGCCTATCAATATTGATAGACAGACTCGTGTAACCTTCGGTGGCTCAAAGAAAAGTTAATTTTTTAACTATTACTAGACCACTGGATAAACTTAACAATGTCTAAGGAGGACAAATACTATGGCAAATAAAGACGCCGCTTTCGGTTTGAAAGCAATAGGTAAAGTCGGACAGAATAGAGACAATCAAGGTTTATCTGAGTACAGCATTGCAGCTTCTGCAACAGCTATTTATCAATGGGATCCAGTTGAAATGTTAGCAACTGGTACAATTGGTGTAGCCGCAGCAGGTGATGTTTTAATCGGATCACTAAATGGTGTTTTCTATACTGACGCATCAACAAGTAAACCAACATGGGCAAATCACTTAGAAGCTAGTAACACAGCTACTGATATAGTAGGTTTCATCTCTGATGATCCATACGAAAGATTTGAAGTACAAAGTGCTGGTACAGTAGCCGCTGCAGATATCGGTTTATGTGCTGACATCGCGTACACTGCAGGCTCTTCACCTGATTATATTTCTAAAACAGAAATTTCAGGAACTATGGCAGCAACTGCAGCTCAGTTAAAAATAATAGGTGTTTCAAAAGATCCTGATAATAACGAATTAGGCGCAGCTAATGCGAATGTAGTCGTTACTATCAACGAACACTTTTTGAAACAAACAGCCGGAATATAATAGGAGGATAATTATGGCGATATCTAGAGGACAACTAGTCAAAGAACTAGAGCCAGGTTTGAATGCTTTATTCGGTCTGGAATATAAACGTTACGAGAATCAGCATGCTGAAATATACACTACTGAGTCTTCAGACAGAGCGTTTGAAGAAGAAGTTATGTTATCAGGTTTTGCTCAAGCACAGACTAAGTCTGAGGGTGCTGGTGTAGCTTTTGACAATGCTCAAGAGACTTACACTTCAAGATACACTCACGAGACTGTAGCTTTAGCGTTTTCAATCACTGAAGAAGCGGTTGAAGATAACCTATATGACAGACTTGGAAGTAGATATACTAAAGCATTAGCTAGATCTATGGCGAACACTAAACAAGTTAAAGCGGTTAATCCGTTGATTAATGGTTTTGGTACATTCACTTCAGGTGATGGTTCTGCATTATTTGCAACTAATCACCCAACAATTAGTGGAACTGTGTCAAACACATTAGCAACGCCTGCCGACTTGAATGAAACTTCATTAGAGCAATCATTAATCGATATTGCTGCAATGACAGACGAAAGAGGTCTAAAAATTGCTGCAAGAGGTGTGAAAATGATTATTCCTTCTGAGCTTCAATTCACTGCTGAGAGATTGATGAAATCTCAAGGTAGAGTTGGTACTGCTGATAATGATATTAATGCAATCGTTTCTATGGGAATGGTTCCTCAAGGTTATAGAGTGAACAATTTCTTAACTGATCCAGATGCATTCTACATTATCACTGACGTGCCTAATGGAATGAAGTACTTTGAAAGAGCAGCAATTAAAACTGCTATGGAAGGTGACTTCGATACTGGTAACGTAAGATACAAAGCTAGAGAAAGATACTCATTTGGTGTATCTGACTATAGAGGTATTTTTGCATCACCAGGTGCATAATAATTAGAAATTTTGAGGCGAGACACAATCTCGCCTCATTATCAAAATAGAAAGAAAAAATGACTCAATATAAATACTTAATAAAAATATTTACAAAACATCTTCAAACAAAATTTGAAATTGAAAGTGATAAAGAGATAAATAATGCGGATGAGCTAAATAAACCCATTATTGACTTTTTAGGAAAATCTGATATAAAATGGGAAAGAAATGATCTCCAGTTTACAAGCACTGGAAATGATTTTTATATAACCTATGAGGAGGTTACAAATGGCTCAGGACAACATGGTACTGTTCGCAAAGAAACTGAAACTCGAGTCTAGATGGAACGAGTTGTTTCTTGAAAACAAAGGACAAATAACACCTGAAATGTCTGTTCTAGGTGATGAGATCAAAAGAGTAATTAGATCAATCATCAGAGAACAAGAAGCACAGGTTCATAATAATCCTAGAGATGGTGAAATTCACCTTTTCGCTGGTTAATTAGAACTTAGACATTATTGAAAACGTCAATCATTCCTAGGGATCTCTTGCACTCTATACAAATCTAGTATATAAATTAATCACTATACATAAATTAATTCTGCATAGACGAGTATAGTCGACGGCCTAGAGACTATGTAGAAATAACTAGGAGGATACTATGGCAAATACTACATTTAGTGGACCAGTATTATCAGACAATGGTTTTATTGTTCCTACTTTCACATTAGCAACTTTACCTACAGCAACAGCAGGTTTATTAATCTATGTTTCTGACGCAACAGGTGCATCTTTAACAGGATCTCTTTGCTTCGGTAATGGCACTAATTTTGTAGATGTTACTACAGGTGCTGCAGTAGCATAATTAATTATAGAGCTCCTTCGGGAGCTCTTAAGATTTAGGAGAAAATAAAATATGAAATCAGATGTAAAAGCAGTAAGAGTTGCAGCAACTGGTGCCGTATTCGCTGGAAGAACAAGATTAAGAGGATTAATTCTTGCTTCTGATGGTGTTGGTGCAGGTTCAATAATCTTACAAGACAATACTGATAGTACAACTTTATTCCAAGGAGACTGTCCAACAGGAGATGTCTTTGCATTTAATATTCCAGAAGATGGAATTTTATTTCCTGGAGGAATGAAAGTTTCTACTATTACAAATATTGAAGGCGCAACATTACTTATAGATAAGTAGGAGGCTGAATGGCAACTTCCGGAACTACAACCTTTGAATCAGGTTTTTATATTGATGATGTAATTACTGAAGCCTATGAAAGAATAGGTAGATTTGATTATTCTGGTAACGATATAAAAACAGCTAGACGTTCTTTAAACATAATGTTTCAAGAATGGGGCAATAGAGGTTTGCATTTTTGGGAAGTAAAAAATAATTCAATTACATTAGTTGATGGTCAATCAGAATATACAATGTATAGATCAACTGCTGATGGTACATCAGATGCAACAGCTGTTTATGGTGTAGATGATATTTTAGAAGCTGTTTATAGAAACTCTTCAGGCGTTGATTTTTCTTTAACAAAAATTAATAGATCTAATTATCAAGGTCTATCTGCTAAAACACAAGAAGGAACTCCCACACAATATTTTGTACAAAGATTTATTGATAAAGTAACTATCACTTTATATTTAACTCCAGGATCCACTGAAGCCGGAAACCTGCTTAACTATTATTATGTTAGCCGGATCCAGGATGCAGGGGCCTACACAAACAACGCAGATGTACCTTATAGATTTGTTCCTTGTATGGTATCAGGACTTGCATATTATTTATCACAAAAATATAAACCGGAATTAGTTCAACAAATGAAATTACTTTACGAAGATGAATTAAAAAGAGCATTAGAGGAAGATGGTTCTTCTTCTAGTACATTTATAACCCCTAAAACTTATTATCCAAATGTCTAGATCAAACGGAAAATATGCACAATTTATTTCAGACAGATCAGGTATGGCTTTTCCATATAAAGAAATGGTTGTTGAATGGAATGGATCACGTGTACATGTTTCTGAATTTGAACCAAAGCAACCACAGTTAGAACCTAAACCAACTGTTGCTGATCCACAAGGTTTACAATTTGCAAGACCTGCAAGAGTTGAACCTGAAACAGAAAGTTTATTACCCGGTAATCCATTTAGTTTTACTTCAGGCTCTAGTGTTGTAACTGTCACAGAACCTGGTCATGGAAGATCTACAGGTAACACTGTTGTATTTAGAAATGTAGATGGAAGTCCAGGTGGATTAGCTTATACAGTGTTTGAAAATGCTTCAGGATTTAGTATAACAGTTATAGATACAAATAGTTATAGTTTTGATTGCGGAAGTAATGCAACATTAACAGGAAACTCAGGAGGAATGACTGTGACCGCTGGTCCAGTTACATTAACACCATAATGACATACGCAGAATTAGTACAAAAAATTAGAGATTACACAGAAGTAGATGCAAATGTTTTAACATCTACTATTGTTGATGGAATTATTAGCGATGCAGAATTTAGAATATTTAGAGATGTAGATTCTGATAATAACAGAAGATATGCTTTTGCAAATTTAATTACATCACAAAGATACATTAATACACCTGCTGATTTATTAATTATTAGATCAGCTCAAATAGTAGACTCTGATGGAAGTGCTCAACCAGATAATAGAGAATTTTTAGAGTATAGAGACACGAGTTTTATATCAGAGTTTAATCCAACAGGAGCTACGGGAGTGCCAAAATATTACAGCTTGTGGGACAAAGATACTATTGTAATAGCCCCTACACCAGATGCTACTTATGAAATTCAGTTAAACTATATCTTGAAGGATCCTGGTTTATCTGCTACAAATACGACTACAT